TAGGTAAGCGGACCTATGAGACTACATTTCTCTAGCGATTGCACAAGCATCAAAGTTCTGTTCGACCAATGTGACGATCTGCTCTCGATAACGATCACCGAGCTGATCAGCCATTGCCCACAGAAGATTGATGCGGAACAAGATGTACCACATCTGCTTCTCCTTTCAATGATAGTAGTTACTTCTTACACTTCTTACGTTCGCTACATAACATGTACAGAAGTAATAACAGTGGTCCAATAACTGGTAATCCAATCGTAGCGAATAGATCTAAGAACATCTTACTCACCTCCTTTCAGATCTAAATTGTTACTCTATATCGTTGCTGCCAACGATATGGTCGAAGTACTCTTCGTAACAATCGAAGAGCGTAAGCTTAGGATCGCACAAACTACTGCTCTGAGAAAGCTGGAACGTTAGGGTTACGCCTTCGCCTGTCCTTGCTCCTTCAGCTCTGCTGAGAAGTTCTTTGAGCAGAGAGCTCATGGCTTCCTTCGAGAGTCGGAAGTTGAGTGTTGCGTTCACGATTATCACCTCCTTTCAGATCTAGAGTATTAAGCTACGACTTAGATGCGTAGCCTTGGCCGCTGATGCTATCATCAACGACTGTTAGAGAGTTACCGAAGACTCTATGAAGAGCCGCACGGAACTCTTGTTTGATGAGAGCGAACTCGAGTGATGAGATCTCCGCGCTAAGGAGACACTCGTACTCGATGCTCACGCTCATCGGCTTCCGATCTTTCAATCGGAACGGTGCGAGAGTTTGCTTAATAGCTTTCTCCTTTCAGCTCTTACGAGCGGATTATATCTTTATTCAGAATTACGACTGATTCACAATCCCAACCCCAATATCTGGGCTCATAGATCATACTCTCTGGTAGATACAATGCATCAACCTTTCGATATATAAGCTCATTCATATTTAATATCGGAGTCTCGCCTCTTAGTCTAAGTATCTTACCTGTGATCTCGAACTCGAAGAAGGTATCAAGAGATTGCTCTTTGTATGCTTCTGATCTACACCACCAATCCCAACCACACTTTGAGTCGATTGGACTTGCCCAGAAGCCTCCTCTAGGCTTATTAAATCCTGGAAAGAGTATTGGCTCTTTCCATTTAAGGGGATCGAACTTTAGACTTCCGTAGTGTATCAGCTTCATATGTCTTATACTACTCATACTATACTCCTCTCATAGGGGATACCGTACCCCCTCCATATACATACTGATATACATGATTAAAGCGGTTTCACCGATTTACCAAAAAATCACTCTGAGCCAAGCAATGCACAAGAAGCTTGTGCTACTTGCTATCACCACAGCTATGCCGTATACTATTCATAGAAGCAACGAGACGCTCCATGCGAGCAAGACTAGAACTACTACATCATGAAATCGCTCGACGTCTCCTTCTAAAGCAATCCGATGAAGAGATCTCCCAAGCTACAGGCCTGAAGCTCGCTACTGTAAAACGTACGCAGGAACATCCCGAATTTCGAGACCTACTCGATCGGCTTCGCGATAAACATTATGTAGGGGTTGATGCCGTTATCGGTGAGAAGGTCAAGAGTATCACCGAGCAACTTCAAGGTGTAGCACAAGAATCCTTTAACCGACTAGAAGCCCTATTGAAATCCTCATCGGAAACAATCGTCCGCGACGTCGCGCAAGACTTTCTTGATCGAGCTGGATACGCTAAAGCCACACCTGCGATGCAGACCGTCGTCAATATCGGTACGCTTGAAGCCGGGATTCTCGTCGATGCACTAAAGCGTGAACGTGAAGCCCGTACTTTACAAGGAGATAAAGACCTTCTCAAACTAGCTAAGCCTATTTCAGAACACGCCAATGAACGAAGAGACAACGCAAGCGAAGAATCTGCCCGACCAACTACGTAAGCAGTGTCAGGAATCAATCTTCTTTATCGCTACTGCCCTGCTAGGCTATCAGCAACTGACTCCGACGCTACATTACGAGATGTGTCAGGTAGCACAGAACGCTATTTCATACCATCGTCTCTGTTCTGTAGTTCCACGTGATCACTATAAAACCTCAATCTTTACTATCTCATACGCTGTGTGGCGGGGGCTTCGTAATCCGAATGAGACGGGTCTTATCGTAGCTAATAATGCTACTAATGCAGAACGTATGGTCTCTAAGGTTCGAGCAGCGTTCGAGAACGCTCCGTTACTCCGTCAACTCTTCCCTGAACTTCTGCCCGAGAAATCCAAGCGCTGGAACAAAGAGGAAGCCTGCCTCCCTCGTACAATGGACTGGCCTGAAGCAACCTGGACAGCTGCAGGCTGGCAAACAAAGGTAACTGCTAACCACTTTGACTGGATCGTATACGACGACCTCGTAGACGAAGATACATACGAGTCCGCTGAGCTAATGAAGAAACTCACGGACCGATTCGAACAGCGCGAAGGTCTTCTAAGACCACCGATCCCACAACGAGATATCACCGTCGTGGGTAATCACTGGTCAAACATCGATGTACTCTCCTATATCGAAGAAGTCCATCCTGAATACTTCATCTACTATCGTCAGGCCATCGAAGGTAATAAACCAATCTTCCCTGAAGCTTATACTATGGACTGGTTGCTTCGTAAACAGCAAGCAGATCCTTATACGTTCGCAACTCAATGGATGAATAACCCCTCGGACCAAAAGCTAGCTGAGCTAAAAACGGCCTGGCTCCAATATTATAAGAGGCTACCTAACGGTGTCGAGTTAGAATCCGGGGAGTTCGTCTCCTTCGGTAATATGAATATCTACGCCGCTGTAGATATGTCTCACTCTACCGCGCTTACCGCTGCACAGAAAATGACCTCGCGGAACGCTATCATTATAGGTGGCATCGATGCTAAGGGTCGACGCTATCTACTCGATGAATGGGCTAAGCGTAGTGACCCTCTTGCCCTTGTGAAGGAAATGCTCGCTATGTGGCTTCGTTGGTATCCACACGGCCTTATTCGTATGGGTGTTGAGGGCTTCGGATATCAAGCTGCACTGAAACCCCTTGCCGATGAAATCTGGAAGAACGAATCTCAGAAGCCTATTCTGGAAATTCTCTCGAAAGACACTAAGCGTTCTAAGGATACTCGTGCACGAGCTGGGTGTCAATTCGCTCGTGACGGACTCTTATACGTACATCGCTCCTGTGTCTGCTTCCTTGAGGAATATACAGCATTCCCCGGATCGAAAACGAAAGACGCTCTTGATGGTTGGGCTTGGGTAATGCAAATGGCTCAACCTGCTGATGCTTCTTCATCTAGGTTTGAGGAGTGGGCTCAGGATGCTCGATACTATCGGGGTCTTGTCTCAGGAGCTAGAATCTAAGATGCCCGACATTGTGAAACTCACCGACACTTCTCGTGCAAGACTACTTGCCTACCTTGAAGAGGAGCACGAACGCGCTAAACGTGAAGTCTACGAACCCCTGCAAAGCAAACGCAACGAGTGGGAAGATGCTTACGCAGGACGTGTTAAGCCTCGTAGTTCCGACTGGATGTCGAACGTTTCTATGGGTCTTGGTGCAACTTACACAGATGCAACTACTGCCCGCTTCCTTAATACAATGACGGCCTATAAACCAACGTTCTCTGTTCATGCCCTTCGAGATTCTTCCTGGGTTAAGGTTGCTAAGGGTGTCGAGGACATGTTTGAGTTTAAGGTCCAACGTGAAATGCGTTATTACGATGTAATGCGTCGTTGTGTTTTTGAAACGTGCCGCTTAGGCACTGGCGCGTATCTCGCGCCATGGGTTGAGGAATACGAATACCTTCCTTATAAGAAGTACGGATTCATTCCCTCCCAACAGGAAATTCCTACCATTCAAAGTGTTGTCCTAAAAGGTCTACCGCTTCGAGATCTTTACGTACCGGGAGGCTATTCCGAAGTTCATGAATTACCTTGGTGGGGTAGAAACCTTGTGTGGACTCCCCTTGAACTTGAAATGGCCCGCAAGGATAAGTTCTTCGACTCTGCCGATATCGATAAACTCCTTGCCTTCAAAGGTCCTGTAAATGAACCACAGCAGGCGGCACAAGAACGCAGTGGTGAGATTGCACCTTCTGGACCAAAGGTTGAAGGTATCGAGACCTGGATTAAGTTTGATGTAGAAAAGAAAGGCCTCTTCGGTAAATATATTGTTAAGTGGCATCCCGCATCTCGTACGATTATGAAGGTAGAGGTCGATGATTATCCAGAGTGGCCCCTATTTCTGTTTCGTTACGGTCCTAGAGACTACGGTATCTTCGGTCTCGGCGTTATGGAGATGGCTCAATCTTACGAGACAGCTCTTTGGGCCCTTGTAAACCTCCTCATCGACAACTTTAAGATAGCTACTATGCAGTGCTACAAAGGTCGAAAGGGTAAGAGCCTTCGATCCGATACAGATATCTATCCTGGGAAGCTATTCTTACTTGATGACCCCGAGAAAGATCTAATGTCATTTCCAATGGGATCATCCTTTAACCTGAACCCCTCATTCATTCGAATGGTTATGGATCTCTCCGAGCGAAGAACTGGCATCAACGACTATTCAATGGGTCGTGAATCTCCTTCCGTTGGCGGTCGAGCTACAGCAACAGCTACTCTCGCTCTAATCCAGGAAGGAGCTCGTCGGTTCGATCTCTGTATCCGAGATATCCGTCAAGTTCAAGACGGATTCGGTAACTACGCTCTACGTATGTTCCATCGACATCTTCCTAGGAGCGTTCCGTATATGCTTCTTGGTGATAAACGTGGAGCAGAGACAGAACGTTGGCTTGAGATGCCAAAGATGGGACCGCAGTACTCTATTGCTCTCGTCAGTAACCTCTCTAACCTTGCCTTGAATAAGGAAGTTGCAAAGCAGGACGCTCAGCAAACAATGATGTTGCTTGCACAATTCTATACACAGATGACTCAGCTCTCGATGCAAATCGATAGTCCGATGACTCCTCCGAATCTTAAGATGACCTTGATGAAGATTCGTGAGGCTGCAGCTGATAAATTCCGCTCTGTCTTAGAAGTTTACGGTGAGCCTTCTCCTGAACGCTATACAGATATGTTTGTATCCGGCATACCTCCTGATGTCGGTGGGGGGGCTCCTATGGCTATGCCTCCTAACGCTATGGGGGTCCCCCCAGGCCCTCCAGCAGGTGGGCCAGCAGGCGGACTTCCACCTGAACTTCTAGCAATGCTTTCGGGTGGTGGTGCTGCCCCTGAAGCACCTACACAATGAGTAACGAAGTAATAAAGTTCACCAGAGAAGATTTCGAGGACTTTGTATCGAATCACGTTTGGTCTCGTATACGACAGCTCCTTAAAGATAATACAGCATTAGCTGAATCCATTCTACATGACGATACACGTGACGAACAACGCTTCGTAGCCCGTGCGGATATACGTGCTGGCTTATATCTCCTGTCAATCACGGAAATGATTGAGCAGGAATTACTTCAGGAGGAGAAAAATGGCTGATGGAATTGATTCAGCGACCGGGAAATCTATTATTCCGGCCGCAGGCGGAGACGCTGCAGCACTGGCTGCTGCTGCTCTAAAGCCCGATCTTACCACTTTGAAGTTCGATGGAGAAGGCATTCCAGAGAAATTCAGGGGTAAGACAATAGCGGAGATCGCCAAAATCTATGGTGAAGTCGAGACTGCTAAGACAAAGGTCGAGCAGACTAACAAGAAGTGGAACGAGTGGTACGCTAATGAACATCTTCCCAAGCAGAAAGCTAATGCAGCTGAAGACGATGATGATAGCGGTCGTACTACCTCTCGCTCCGGTGTAGACCCTCGTTCTGCCTTCGAGGAGAGTCAGGTTTCTGCTCTTGGACAAATGTTCGAAGTGGCTATGAACCCTGTTGTAGAGGCTCTCGGATTCATCCACAAAGAATCTCTAAAGGCCTCTCGTCCAGACTTTGCCTCTTTCGAGGAACGAGCCACTGAGATCTTTAACCAGATGCCTTACACCCATAAGATCAACCCCCAGTACGGATGGACCTTCGCCTACAATATGGCTCGTGCCGAGAAACTAGGTAAGGAACCTCCGCCTGCAGCTCCTAACGCTATTGCTGGTGGTGGTGGAGCACCTGCTACAGCTCCTCCTGGAGAGGAACCTCTCTCAGCAGCTGAGGACCTTTGGGCTAAGAGGTTCAAGATGGATCTGAAGGAATATCGTAAGTATCAAGTTCCCAGGGAGGACTAAAATGGGCTTTCTCGATGACGTTACGGGTGAAGTTAAGAAGAAACCAGACCATCACTATCGACTAACATCAGCAGACGCTGGTAAGCATACACGCCGGAAGATCCAAGGCTACGAGAACGTTTCTCCTACCGACTCCGAGATCAAAGGAACAATCGCGGAGAAAATGATCTCGTCCGATGGAACTGTCCGGATCGGTAATCTTATCCTACAAAGGACGTCTAAGGACAACCATGAGAGACTCAAGAAGCAATTGGAAGCCAAAAACCAGGCGCGGATTGATGCTATCAAACGGAAGTACCAAGACGATGGAGAGCGCCTTAAACGCTCTCTGGGTAAACACCACGACGGACTCAAAATTATCGCGGAGTCCAAAGACGACTAACAAGGAGTAAACATGGCGAACATCGTTACCTCTCGTGCCATCGGGACCCTTACGGGTAGTGCCATGCCCTCTCTTAACTTTCCGGAAGCTGCATCACAAGTCTTCCTCGCTGGAGACTTCGTCTACACCGTTTCGGGTTATCTAACCCTTTGCGGTACAGATCCGACCGTTATTATGGGTATGGCTCTCGAATCGGCACACAACACTACAGCGGGACTCTATCAGATCCGTGTTGCTCTCGCTATGGAGATCGTTCTCTTCGGCTTGAGCGTCTATCACGCTACCGCTGGTAACAACAAGATCGAAGCCACAGACATGGGCCTCCTTGCGGATATCGCAATGAGCGCGGCTGGCAAGTGGGTTGTTGACAAGGCTGTCTCGACTACAACCTCTCGTGTCAAGGTTCTTAAATTCATCGACCCGTTGGGAACGATTGCGGGTATGGTTGGTTGCACGATCGTTGCAGCTAACCGGCAGATAGGAGTCTAACATGCCATCACCTATGGGTCGCGGTGGTTTTTCATCTCTTATGTATCCTGGTCTCAACAAAATCTATCTCATGACCTTGGATTCCTATCCTTCGGAATATGAGAAGTATCTGAACATCGAGTCCAGTACTCTAAAGGACGAAGACGATCTCGTGATCGACGGCTTCGGGCTCGTGCCCGAAAAGGGTGAGGGTGATCCAACCACGTTCGACTACATCAAGATGTCGAGTGAAAAGAACTACCTTCACAAGACGTATGTTCTTGGGTACGAAGTCACTGAGGAGCTCTTCGAGGACGAACAGTATGGTATCATCAATAAAGCTACGACGATGCTTGCGACCGCCGTTAAGCAGACACGTGATACTCTTGCTATCTCTGTCCTTAACAATGCCTTCTCAGGTTCGTATCTGGGCATCGACGGTAAGGCACTCTGTGCTACAGACCATCCTCAATCTAAGGCTGCTGGCACGAACGCCAACAAGCCTACAACGGACGCAGACTTCGACTTCGCAACGCTTCTGAGTGCAACGCAGACGATCGAGAAGTGGACCGATGCAAACGGTCTTCCTATGTTGAAGAGACCGAAGTGGGTTATCTCTGGTCCTAACCAGAGAGATATCATCACACGGGTGCTCGGTAGTACTCAGATGCCGGGAACCACGGACAATGATATCAACGCAATCCGGGAATGGGAACTGGAGAAGATGATTCTCCACTACCTGACGGACGAAGACGCCTGGTTTATTACCACGCGTCCGATGGATCACTACATGAAGTGGTTCGATCGTGTCAAACCTCGGTTCAGGAACTATGACGACCCGAATACGGGCAACGCCAGGTTCGTGACGAGATTCCGTTGCTCGTACGGGTTTACTCATTGGCCCGGCGTGTACGGATCTCAAGGCATCTAAACCACTAGGGCGGGAGGTAACTAACCGCCCTATACAAACCTCCCTCACAATAGGAGTGAAATATGAACAGATTCGGTGAAAGACATGATGGTGACGGTGTAACAGTAAGAGCCGTTCGCCACATCCGTGGAGGCAAGTCCGCATCCGCACTTCTTGCCCTGGATTCCGCTCGTGCAGCAGACGGGGCGCTGTTCTATATCCAGGAAGGCTTCGCAGATGTTGCAATTACGTCTACGTTGATCAAGACCCTTCGTGCTACCCCGCAGATTCTAGTGGCAGCACCTGGTACTGGGTACTTCCTCGAGTTCCTTACCGCACGACTCATGCTCGACTATGCAACTAACGTGCTCTCAGAGCCCTCGGCCTGTAACCTAGAGGTTCGGTACGGAACTACTACGGGGGTCGTCGCCTCTCAGACAGTTGAGTGTACTGGTTTCTTGTATCAGGCCGCTGATACGTACACGAACTGTCTCCCGAAGATCGACGCTATCGGTGCGACTGCGACCCTCGAGAACCTGACACTCGTCCTCTTCAATAACGGTGCCGCTGAATTCGCAGGGAATGCTGGTGGTGACTGTGTTCTTCGTGTTCGGACGAACTACAGAATTCATCAGCTGTTAGCGTAAAGGCATCTAGCATGAAGCGCTTTAACTTCATTGCTACAGACTACGTAGTTCCTATTAATGGTATCTACGTTAGTCCTACACACTTCGTCTCTCAGTTTGTCTCTCTTAAAGGTGTTTGGTCTGCTGCTATCACCATCTATACCAAAGGCACCCATGCTAGTTGTACAGCAGCCCTTACGTTCATCTTCGCTTCCTGGAACAGTATTCGAGATATGTGGGATACTACTGCCTACTTCACCACTACATTCACTATGATTGGAACTACAGCACTTCAGAAGACCGTTACGTTCGATCCCTGTCCAGAGGTAATTAAACTGCTTTCGGTCGCTAACCCTGAAACTGTGACCGGGTACACAGCTTCTGTTAACGCTTCTCTCGTATGTCACTACGTGTAAAGGAGTACCATGCCCAATGAACCGGTAAGATCAAAAGAGTTAGCGATCGCGATTCTTCGTACCGTTACACCTAACAAGTACGGTATGATCAAGGTACGTAGAATTATTGCTGTTCCCAAGAAGTGGTATCACCCACTTCTTAGACTAGTAGGGAGAAACCCCAATGAGAAGATTACTTATGAACCACAACGTTGAGATTTTCTTTCCTGAAGCTCGACTTAGAGCCCTCAAGAAGTCCAACGACGATATCGGGATCATCGGTCGTATTATCGCTATCAAGCGAAATATCTACACAGGTCAGACTACCAAGATCCACGGCGTTAACATTGTCACGAACTCGGGCGACCTCTACTACGCACAGAAGGCAATGGGTGAAACTCCTACCTATAACTTTATCAACGGCTCCGGTGGGATGCATCTCGGCACTAGTGCGACTTCTCCGTTAAAGACACATACGGATGTTCAAACTGAGGGTACTGCTGGTCGCCACACTATTAAGTCCACCTATCCTAAGACCGCTGATGCTGACACGGACAACACTGGATCAGGTACAGATATTGCTACCTGGACCTACGAATACTTATCGACTGAAGGGAACATCGTAAACATCGCTGAAGGGGCAATCGTTCTAGTTCTTGCCGGTGCAGGAACTCAGGCTCTTACCCGCTTCCTCTTCGCTGCCCTGTTCACGAAGACGTCTGCAGACACACTCAAGGTTATCGTCAACCACCAGTTCAACGGCGTTTAACCCTTTAGGGTAGGGATCCAGTAATGGACTGTAGGATACCGCACCCAGGATCGGTGGGAAACCGGTTTCCTTGTCCTCAATCCTTCTAAGGAGGTAAGCTGTGCCTATACATACAGCTATCGCCATCATCGTTAAGAAGACCTACGCAGCTGCTCTTCGTACCGCGAAGAGATACACATCTTGGTGGATTAAGAAACGCTAATGGCCGACACAAAGATCAGTGCTCTGACTGCGGCTTCAGCTGCTGCTGCAGCGAACGAATTCGCCATCAACGAAGCTGGTACGTCGAAGAAGCTTACCTTACAGCAGATAGTTGATTTTCTTGTTAAGCGTGCCGCTGGTACAACCGTGGCCGCAGGAGAGTATACAACCCGCCTTGTTCTAGCGGCTAATTCATCCGACATCACGGGACTTACGCTAACTACGGTTATGAGTATTACTGGCGTTGGCGTAGGCCGCTATTACTTCAGGTGTCAGCTTGTCTACCAAACGTCCGCTACTACCACGGGCATTGGAGTCGCGGTCAACCATACGGGAACACTCACACAGTTCGTCGTGGAGCGCCGGTTCTCGGACAATATCGCTACGGCCTCCTCTGGAGCGGCGTCGGAAATCAACACGCTGGCTGCCAACGCGGTCTACGCCTCACAGGGTTCACGCACTAAGAATACACTCATTGGAGCAGTAACCATCAGTGTGGATACGGCTAACACGGACATGATTACAATGATCGAGGGATTCTTCGTTGTCTCAGTTACGGGCACTCTAGAAATTAAACTGGAAGCAGAACTAGCCTCGCTAGTCTGTCGTGCAATGCAAGGGTCATTCCTTGAGCTGGTAAAGTTGAGCTAATAAGATGGCCGATCGTTACCTTCTCGAATCAAGTGCAGTTGATGGCTACCTACTCGAAGATGGTACTGGTATTATTCTTCTAGATGGTCCAACCGTTAAAGTTATTACCGACGTACTCCAGATAGTTGAATCAATACTGCGAATAAAACATCTCTTCAAAGTACTTACTGATATGATCCAGACGGTTGAGTCAGTTCTAAAGGTAAGAAGCCTTACCAGAGTATTTACCGATGTAGTACAAACCGTTGAGACGCTGATTCGCCGACTAGCCTTCGTTAGAGTTACAAGCGAGGCTCTACAACTAGTCGAGTCAACACTACGCCTTAAGCGTATCCGTCAGGTAGTTAACGAGACTGTATCCACCGTAGAAAGCGTACTTAAATTCATTGTTACTACCGTTGTAAAGAAGGGTTACGCAGTTGCTGCTCGTATTAGCCGTGAATACTTTCGACGGATTAGAAAACGCTAATGCCTACACAAAAAGAAGACCTTGATACCCTAGGAGTTGTTAGAGCTCGAGGTCGAGGTTCAAGCGAGTTCTTTGACTCCGTCTTCATAGGACAGTACCTGATCCTGAACTCGTGGGTCACAGATCCTACAACCACTGGTTGGGGTGCTGCAGAGAAAGGTCGTCTCTGGTATAACTCTACTACAAACGTTTTCAAGTACTGGGACGGCTCTGTTATTCAAACTCTTGGTAGCGGTGGTAGTTCTCCCCACGATATTCTATCTGCTATTCACTCTGACGCCCTCGCTGCATCTGTTGTTCAAGGGGACCTCATTGTTGGAAACGCCACCCCAAGGTGGGCACGCTTCGCTAAAGGCACTGACGGACACTTTCTCAAGATGGTCTCTGGGGCACCCGCCTGGTCCGCGCCTTCGGGTGACGGGGACATGACGAAGGCCGTCTACGATACGGACGCAGACAACATCGTGGACAAGGCCGAGGCGGTAGATGATGGAGCCGGGAATGCCACGACCGCGGCGCAGGTAAAGGAAGCCTACACGAGGCGGGCCGCTTACGACACCGACTATAAGTGCTTACTGTTCACCATTTAAGGAGTTCTAATGGCACAATATCGAGTCCCGGACCTTGACGCTTTCTCTTGGCAAAATCCGGTTATCTCCGAGACGAACAACCCGCCGGGCAGTCCCGCCAAGGGGAATCGGTATGCCGTGTCCGATACACCTACGGGGGCTTGGGTGGGCCATGCCTTTACGATCGCTACCTATACCGGTTCGGGATGGCTATTCGCCGTTCCAATGACCGGCTGGGCTTTCTGGGATATCGGCGCCAGCTATTACAAGTATTACAGCGGATCAGCCTGGATGGCCATGAAAATGGTCGAGCTTAGTCTGGTTCTGACGGACGTGGTGTCCAGGGATGTCTCAATCTCGGCGCACGGATTCTGCCCAAAGGCCCCGAATGATGCAAGTAAGTTCCTGCGGGGAGACGCCTCTTGGGCCGTACCCGCCGCGGTTGCGAATTACGCCTTGGCGGTAGTGGCTCTGAACCTGGCTACGCTAGCAGACGGAAATACCTACTACTTCGGGTCAAAGGCTGTTGCGCCGAGCGTGACGGCAGGGCGGGCGAGGATTTATATTCCCAAGGCAGGGGCCATTAAGGCCGTTTACCTTCATGCCTATTTTGGCACCGTGGGAACCACCGAAAACGTGTCCTTCTATGTTCGGAAGAACGATACTACCGACACCCTCATTGAAACCTTGCCCATTGATGGGGCCGATCTTTCTATTTTCAATACAAGCCTTAATATCGCCGTGGCGGTTAATGATTCCATCGAGATCAAGATGGTCTGCCCCACATGGTCGACGAATCCGGCCAACATGGCGATCGGCGGAAGCGTCTACATCGAATAATGAGGAGGATAAAATACCTATTCGAACGGTTACAAGTACATGAGCACTTATCCATCGAATCGTAAAGCACGCTTCGAGCGTTGGTTCGACTGCTCTATATGTGGAATTCCCTGGCCAGAGTCCATGCTCAAGAAACAACGTGGGAAACTCGTATGTCCGGAAGACATCGACGGGAAAAGCCACGCAGACTACATGCGTGAGGGTTCACCTCCAGGTGAAGAACCTCGCGAATCACCTTGGACCTCTGACGGAGACGATAAATGAATTATGCCTTAATACAGTCACATGTTACTCGTAATCTAGGTGGTCGCGCCTCGGATCCAGCTATTCCTGCGCTCGTTCAAGATTGGATAAACTCATGCTATCTGGACCTCGTTACTACAGGGAAGTTTCCCGAGTTGGAACGATTTGCTCCGATACCATGTCCGACGTTAGACATGACGATTAGCTTCGCAACTACCGCTCACGACGAGGACTATTTACTTACGACAATCGCAACGGATTTCATGTTTCCGATCTCTCTTCGAGACCTTACAAATAATATGCCATTGAGACAACGGGATGTTCGTTGGTACGATAGAAATAAATCCCTTACTGAAGGCAAGCCTCGTGTCTATATCAACTACGGAGGATATATCCTCCTCGATCCTACTCCGGACGCTAACTATACAATTCGCATGCGCTACCGGAAGAAAGTTGATACAGTCGCCTTAGTAAATCCTGCGGATGTTCCTGTTATCGGGGCACAATGGCACGAAGCCCTTGTTCTTGGTGCTTCATATCGTGGGTTCCGTTCTCTCGGGGATCCACGTGCGGATACCTATAAGAACGACCTAAAGACATTCATTATCTCTCACTCCGAAGAAGGCTCGGAAGAAGAGGAGGATTACAATGCAGGTTTTACAGTCCATATGTGAACGTGTAACCCCTTATGGCATTTTCGAAATCTGGATTAAAAGACGTGGGTCTCGTAACTTCATGTTCGAGTGTCTCATCAAGAACCTTATACCCACC